AAAAGCCATTCAAGGGGCTCCTAGGGTCTCCTGGAGCGCCTCTGGGTACGCCCGAGGTCTACGGTCTTGGATCGGAGAGAACGTAACGGCCATTCATGCCATCGAATTTTCCATTCATGACCCACGCGGCTGGGCTGGAACGGCTGACGCTTTAATCGACTTAGACGGCAAGCTTTGCATCGCTGATTGGAAGACCAGCGTTAATGCTCGCAGTGAAGAAATGTTGTCAAACTACATATGCCAGACTGGAGCGTATTCCCTGGGATTGCAGCACCTGACTGGGCTAAAGCCCAAGTGTGGAGCGGTTGTAGTAGCCCGGCGCAGTGGAGCACCTCAAGTTCGGTTGCTCAGTGAGCTAGAATTACGTGGGGCGGAGTGTCAATGGTTAGAGAGAATGAGCCTTTATACGGCCCAGCAAGCCCTAAAGAGCTAGTAAAAGCACTGGAATGTCTCTATACGGGACAGATGAACGTGGCTGTGCAAGCCAGGGCATTAAGGATGTCCCTGGAACGTTTGAAGCAACTGTTCAACGCCTACGTGGCAGAACGCCCCATCGATATAAACGATGAGGACGTATATGCCGCAGACTTACAAATGACGTGGCCGTTTGCTTAGGACTGGAACGTCAATACCCCATACGGTGCAAGTCTTCTGCGTGGTCCATGTCATGCTTGCCAGGCAGCAACTCACCACCACCTAAAAGCCACCCACTAAGTGGTAAACGATGCGTACCCCAAGCATTAAGACTCCCTGGTCCGTACTTATCCCTGGCACGTTCTACGGCTTCATCCAATGAAGCTGCAAGCGTCTTACAGTATTCAATTTTTCTGAAATACCGCATTGAATCGTCCACTACATAAGTGAGACTTACGATCTTCACCTCATCGGGTTTCCAATCAGGAAACTTGTTTTGCTGGAGCGTTTGAGCTTCGTTCATTGTTGGTGTCCGTGGGTGTCGATGTACTGGTGGATTTTGGTTTGGAGTTGTACTAACTCCCTGGAACGTGCAGAGTCAGCCCATCCACTTTTCTCGAAGATTGCAAACTCCCAGTAGAGGGAGTCAGCAAGCAGGTGTAATTCCTGGATCGTGAATCGATTCATTTTCATGAGACAAAATCTCAAACTGTTTGAGACATACCACCCATACGGGCGAGTCTTTCGTATTCACGAACTAAGCGTGCATAATCTTGAACGTTGCCACCTTTGAAGGCAGTGATTAAGAGCTGGCGCGTCATCCGCATAAGCGCGTCGCGGTCTTCGTAGCTTATCCCTGGAACGGAATCCGCATCGATCCCCGCATCCTCAGCAAAGCGTTGAATATCGGCTGATTCGCAGTCTCGGTACGCTGTCGCTCTGCTTAGCCCGTAATCCCGTTGGAGGGTTGCAGCAACATCCGCTCGCTTCAAACCCATATCTAGAAGCCGCTTCGCTTCTTCTAGTTGTGCGTCTCTTTCTTGGTTGGTGCGTTTCATTCTGCGATTTCCCACTGAACGTCGTCTAGGTAAACCGTGACGTTGGCAACGCAGTGAGCTGGGCCGTATTGGGCAGGTTCCGCAATGTCTGGCGGAAACAGAACTGCTGGAACGGTTTGCACCATGTCGCCAATGATGGCGTGAACTCGTAGTTCAATCTCTCCGGTGTGGTGCGATCGGATCACCTCCACGTCTTCGATCCTGAGAATGTCCTGGTCCATCGGTTGAGTACGTGATTACTGTGATACAGTAGCATCAGTTCAACCAACATCGCAACATGCAAACCGCAACCGAAACCAGCCACGCTGCAAAGTCTGCTCAATCCACCGCTGAGATCATCGAAGCACTCTACGAGCTTTCATTCTGGAACGTAGAACCCGCCGACAACTCCGACCCGCTCACCGAAGACGCTGCAGATCTACTGCGGGAAATGAGCGCATACAGAGCACCTGGAACGCAAGACGAACTGCAGGATGCTGTTAGCACTTACGCCCGTCAGATGGCTCTATCAGCCACGACTGACGAACAGAACGAGAATCTAGAGCCTGATCAGTTTGAAATTCTGCTCAGTTGGGGCGGTCCATCGGTTCGCATTCTGGGTGAGCTAAACCGTGGATCGGTTGCTTGGCAGGCTGGCCGTCGTCCCGTTATTCAGCATCAGGACTGGTTCGTTCCCTGGAGTGAGTCCGACTATGCCGTCAGCACCGACGCTCTGCTGTGGTTCTGTGAGTTCTTCTATTGCTGAAGCTGACATTAAAAAGGCCCCAATTAGGGGCCATTTTGTTGTTCATAGCTTGGCAAGCCGTGGATGACATGGTTCGTCTGGGTAGATAAACTCCATGTCTATTTGGTCCGATTCTTGAATGCAGATTTTCAAGAGAGCTTTACGGCGTGCCTGTACTTCTCTTCGGCTGTCTTCATGCCACAATGACCCTAGAAGATCATCACAGCGTTCTAAGTCAGCAACACATAGAGCGATTTTTTGTGTCGGTGTTAATGCCATTTTGTAAAAGAAAAAAGCCCCAGAGCGTTAACTCTGGGGCGATTGATTAGATGAAAGAAGGAAGTTCGAGCGGAAGCGTTATCACTTTGAAGGTGTAACGGTCGCCGTCAACGGCACGGCAGAGCCGAGCGAATAACTCAGCCTGCTGCCTGGTACGTGGTCGCCCGCCATAGGCAGGAACCCACCCGGACTTGATGCCCGACCAACGTACTGTCTGACTTCTCATTGTGCTACCTCCTGAGGTAGAGCCTTAGCCAGCTCAGTGGATAGCTTGCGGAGAAACTTTGCCGCTTCTTCGTCTTCCTTGCGATACCCGAGCTCGTTGATGTAATTAAGCACCGCGCCACGTAGCACAGCATTTGTCAAACCCTCGAGCTCTAGCTTATCGTCGCTGTTAGTATCACGGATCGTGATTCGGCTGTCGTCACCGTACGAACTCGAGTAGAGATGCACAGCACAGGCAGCCAGACCGCGAAACGTTTGAACTGTTGAAACTTTCATTTTGTGGTAGGATGAAGTACAGTGTCTATTTCAAGCGCCGACACAGGCGATGTTTGTATGAAGTCACCAGAAAGCTTGCGAGGCGCTGAGGCCGATCGGTTCGATCTGGTTACGTTGTGGGAAGAATGCGGTTGTGCTCTCCTTCCTTGTCTGTATTGTAGTCCATTGTGCTTCGCTAGCCAGTCTCCCTGTTACATACTGTAGTATCTTATGCTACGGGGAAGGGTAGCAAATGTTACGCTGCTTAGCAGGGTCCAGGGAACTTAAATAATTATCCCTAAACCTATCTATTGTGCTACCCGGGGGTAGGGGTCAGAAAACACACCTCTTATGTGCTACACCCCCAAATAAAAGAAACCCCAGATGCAGCCCTACATGTTGCTATTGTGTCTGCAAAGGTTGTTTCCTAGTTATGGACGAAAACACCACCGAAGAGAAGGTAGTAAAAAGAATCGGTGGTCCGAAAAACCCAAAGGACATCCAAGAAGCCCGCATTCTTCGCTTATACCGCCGCCAATTAGAGGGTTTACCCGCTCTCCAACTGGTATTAGACCATGCAAGCAAAGAACAGGTGGGACGTGCCACTGCATTCCGCGATTGGAAAGCAGTTCAAGTCTTAAATCGCGAAGATTTCGAGCGTGAACGCGAAGATATGGCCTCCAGAATATTTTCTATGCGCTCCCGCCTGTACAACTCAGCCGTAAAACGGGGCCAAATGCAAACAGCCGCCAACGTCCTCGATTCTCTGGCACGTATGGTCGGTTGCGATCAAGTGGAAGAAAGTAGCACATTACCTGAAATCCACGTTAAGATCGAAAAACCCGAGTAAATAACACTTTTGGCGAAAACACTTGATATAAGCCTTCGCCCCGCCCAAGGCACTGTATTTAGCGCCAAAGAAAGATTCCGCATACTGGTCGCAGGCCGCCGTTTCGGCAAGTCCTACCTCTCCTGCATCGAACTATTCACCAAAGCTTTGGAACGTCCGGGCGAAACCTACTTTTACTGCGCCCCAACATATCGAATGGCGAAGGACATTGCCTGGAAAACGTTAAAAAAGACAATCCCAAAGGAATACATCCGCTCCAAGAACGAAACTGACCTACGCCTAGATCTTGTAAACGACTCCACGATTGAACTAAAGGGCACAGAAAACGCAATGGCACTTCGCGGCCGATCTTTAGCCGGAGTAGTGCTAGACGAAGCCGCATTTATGGAATCAGAAGTCTGGTTCGAGGTTATTCGCCCCGCTTTAGCAGACAAACAGGGCTGGGCACTTTTCATCTCAACCCCAGATGGAACGGCCAGCTGGTTCTACGACCTCTGGTGCTACTGCGAAGAGGACAAAACAGGCGACTGGATCCGCTGGTGCTACACAACAATCGAAGGGGGTAACGTTCCTTCTCACGAGGTTGAAGCAGCTCGAGCCCAACTTGACTCCCGTACATTCCGCCAAGAATTTGAAGCCAGCTTTGAAAACCTCACCGGCCTCGTTGCAATCAGTTTTGGCGACGAAAACATATCTACTGAAGCCAAAGACATCAAAGTCTTGCCCTTACTACTCGGCGTTGACTTTAACGTTGATCCAATGTCTGGCATCTGCGCTGTAAAAGACAACGACACGCTATACGTCTTCGACGAAATCATGCTGCGTGGCGGAGCGACAACGTGGGACTTCGCAGAAGAAGTAGTCCGCCGTTACGGCGTGGATCGTCGTGTAATTGCGTGCCCTGACCCCACAGGCGGTGCAAGAAAAACTTCTGGCATCGGCGTAACAGACCACACAATTTTACGCCGCAGTGGTTTTAGCGTCCAATCTCCAAAAGCCCCATGGAAAATCCGCGACAAGATTACTGCCGTGAATACAGCCCTACTCGATGCCACTGGAGCACGAAGAACTGTAATCCATCCACGCTGCAAGCAATTAATTAAGGACTTAAGAACGCTAACTTATACACCAAATACCGGCCTACCAAACAAGAATTTAGGGGTAGACCACGCATTTGACGCATTCGGCTATTTAGTTTTACAACAGTTTAATTTAGCGAAGCCAGAGACGCTGGGCGCTACGTCTTATCGGCTGTATTAACTCGGCACTCGGACCATATCCCCCTCCCAGTGTAAGTAAGCACCGATGTTTACCTCTGGTGCTTGTGCGGTGTACCAGCGAAAGTCACAGCTAGTGCAATGTCTACGACGCACAGTTTCATAAGGCCCTTCAATAGTTTTCTTAGTCGTAACGACATGCACGCGAAACGATCCGCATTTAGGGCACTTCAAAGTGGCTATTGATTGGCACGAAAGGCTAGACTAGGGCAAAGTCGAGCCTCGTCATGCCCCAAGGTCGCGGAACTTACGGAAGCAAAAAGGGTCGTCCCGCCAAGAAGAAAAAAGGGTTATACGACAATATTGCGGCAAAGAAGAAGCGTATTGCGGCTGGATCCGGCGAAAAGATGAGGAAGGCTGGTGATCCTGGCGCACCAACTGCAAAAGATTTCAAAAAAGCAGCTAAAACGGCCAAAAAACCCGCCAAGAAGAAGAAATAATGCCTGAGATCACACGCGGCGGCCATAAGTTTGCTGGTTACAGCAAGCCAATCAAGACACCCGGTCATTCGAGTGGGAAGTCTCATGCTGTTGTGGTGAAAGATGGCGATACAGTGCGTTTAATTAGGTTTGGCCAACAGGGTGCAAGCACTGCAGGTAAGCCAAAAGCAGGCGAAAGCGAAGCGATGAAGGCCAAGCGCAAAAGCTTCAAAGCGCGTCATGCGAAAAACATCGCA